CTTGTTCTGACATGTCTTCTAATTTCCCAGTTTTTATTATTTTTCTGTCTATGTATAGTCCTGCTGCCTTGCCTCTGTTCGCTTCAGCATTTACAGCAGAAGAGAAAGATCCTTTCTTCAACGCAGCTTCACGAAGTCTAGCAAGTTCTGCAACATGGCCTTCATAAGTCACTTCATGTTTTCTTAATCTCTCTTCTCTCAACTCACCTATGTATTTAACAACGAGTGGTGATAGTCTAGGATTACATAGTTCGGACCCTTCTTGTCTTGCTCTGTTAGGTGAATACCCTGCTTTGATCGCAGCTTCTTTTTGAGTCAGCGGTCCTGTCTCATCACCGAATACTAAAAACTCGGCGAATCTCATTTGCATTTCTGTTAGTCTCTTTGGTAAACCCATGGTTGACAATTTAGGGTAACTATCCTATAAAGTCAATATGAAAGATTTATCTGAAAGAATCAAAGATTTAGAAACTATCAATGAAACCCACCGACAGCTTAATAGTGATTTGCGTATACGTTTACAAGAATTAGAATCTGAGAATATAAAAGATAAAAATCTATTGCAAGGTTATAAAAAAGTGATAGAGGAATTAACAGACAAGTTAAGAAAAAAAGGATCATGAGAGTAAAAGATCTACAAGAATTTCTTGCGCAGTTCACGACCGGCTCCGACGCTATCAAGAATGCAGTTTTATTTTGTGAAGTAAACGGAACTTTGTACGACATAAGAAGAATGGAAGTACACGAGAACTCACAACCTATTCCAGGATTCAAAGGACACTCTGCTCACAGATTAGTTCTTAAAACACAAAGACCTTCTAGTATTATCTTGCCAGATAAACTAGCAAAGGACTATTAAATGAATGACAATGTTACCCCTAAAAATACATGGGACCAGAGCGTAAATTATATCAAAAAGTTAAGAATTCTATCGACAATATTTCATGGATTAGGATTGAAAACTTTAGCTTACTTGGTACTCCCGATCTATTGGGCTATAATAATTCTGGCCACTTTTTCACTGTAGAACTTAAAGTTACGAAGAGTAACAAGGTACGCCTATCTCCACATCAAATTAGCTTCCATGTTAAGCATCCGAAGAATAGTTTTATCCTAGTAGAGGCCCTTGGTCAAAGGACCGTGAAACTTTTTCCAGGGTCCAAGGTTCAAGAGCTTGCAGCTTGTGGCTTGGAGCTTGAAGCTTGCAGCGAAGGGCTTGAAGCTTGTGGCTTGTATCTTTCAAAGCTTGGAGCTTGACGCTTGAAGCTTGATGCTTGAGGCTTGAAGGCCCGGACCAGGTGCACGCTACCATTACACCCGTCGGCTAAAGTTAAGCTAATGACCTGATCCGATATTCCACGCGGGAATTTTTTAATGTTTTCCATAACTAACAGTTTTGATTGAGGCGTCCCAGCATTGTCTGCAGTCTCTGCACTCATTGTTTTGTTTAGGGGCCGGGCAGCTGGCGTTGCTGTTAACAACCTCCGAACTGTTAGGCCACGAAGCAGGCGCCCGCTGGTCAACCATGGGCGCGCTAAATCGTATGACTAAATTGTCAGGCTTGCCATCGAGGTGATCTTTGATCCAAGCTTCTCGAGTTGGCATCCAATGCTTTTTTGTAGGTGTTAATCTACAGACTTCATAAATTTTGTTTAAATGATCTAGATCTTGAACGTCGCCGCTGTCGTGCCATCTAAAAACATCCGGCTTTTTACTGTTGATCAGGTGAGCCATTGCCTGGACCCAGTCCGAGCTCTTCAACGCTTCCAGCCTTCGATACTGTGCGTCCTGAACAACCTTGAAGACATAACAGCCCTTGAGCGCATAACAGTCGAAGCATACGCTGCCCGGGACCTTCTGAAGCTTGCCGCCGGTCTTGCATTCTTTGGCAGGTAAACCTATCGACCAGCCAGGCATCTTTGACGGTTTGCTTAGGCTGCCTCCTATAATTTTTAATGCTTCATCTGTTTTCATAATTCTTTCTCCTTGATTCTCCTATAACACCATATAAACGTCTTGTCAAGCTTGCTGCTTGACGCTTGCAGCTTGCGGCTTGTTGCTTGGTTCCATTAACTTGCAGCCAGCGCCAATGGTTAATTAAAATTACTGGGCTCTCAATTCTTCTACTCATAATTCCTTTCTTGTGGTTGATGGGTGCATGCCCCTTAAAGCAGTCAACCGCCGCTCAATGACCAGTAACCGCCCGCTACTAGCTAACGTGGGTTTCTGTTACCGATCCCAGGTCCTCTTCACACAATCGGATCTATAGACCGAAGCACTAATAGGACCAGGGATCAGTCCTCTGGATTACAAAGACGGCCAACTAGTGGCGGTGTGATGCAACCCGAGGTTGTCCCGTAGATTTATAGTTATGTTCAGCGATAAATCTACAAATGAAGCTGATAATCATATATAGTCCTTGACAATCCTATTGTCAAGTGTTAAAAACAAATCATGCAAAATAAAACAGAAAGAGGAAAAATGACTAGATTAAGACTAAATCAAGAATACCGAAACAAGATAGCAAATAGAATGAGGGTACACCTTGAACAAGAGGACACGCAAGAAAAACAAAAGTATGATGAACTGAAAGCAAATCAGATTGACTTAAATGACAATGCGTGGAAAACTGCTGAACAAATAGTAAGACGACACTATACCGAAGATGATGTTGAGAAAGCATACTATCTTCAAAATAAATTTGAGAATGTTTCTACTATTGCAAAAGATAGTTGTTTTCATTTTCATTATATGGGCGAGAAAGAGGAACGAGATTATGATAACAATGTTAAGATTGTTCCAAGTACCATTGAGAAACATTTTGATTTTAGATTAAATGGTACTATTGATATTGAAAGCAATTCTTCTTATTCAAATGACAATGATTATGGTTATGCTTTATTTCGTGATGAACTAAAAGCACAGGAAGATTGCAACCCAGATATTTTGATTGAACAAGAGGGCAAAGATAACAACCCACACAAAACAAAATATACTGACAATAACAATAAGTATCTTGGAAATGATGATAGTAGTTATGGCAAACAATGGAATGAAAAATATCAATTAGATTTAATTGGTAGAGATTATTGTAGAGATAGGTCTATTGCTTGTACTGAACAAGAGTTTAACTTTTTAATTTCTTGGAAACAGGCAAAAGGTCAATTTGTTGTTGCACACCAAAAATGGATTAAATCTGTTTTAGACCAGATGAAAGAAATTAAAGTTGGTTTAAAAGGTTATAAATATTTAGACGAGGCACTAGAACTTTGTACTGAACTTGGTTTAAATATTACTGACGCAGAAATAATTAGAACTAATAGTACAGGGCTAGTTATCTATAATCCTAAAAATCTTGCTGAAAGAATTAAAGGCATGAAGAACAAAAATCAATCAAGAGCAGATAAAATTAAAGCGAGGTTATTATACGAAAACAATAATGCAGAAAGTGTAAATTAAACTATTGACAACCTATCCTATTTAATATAGGATAGGTATAGAAAGAGAGAAATACATATGACTAATAATGAACTACCAAAAGACACAATAGGTTATATTACTTATTGGTGTAATAAATACAAATCACACATAACAAGACGAGGGAAACACGATGAGAAATCCCAAATCAAAACAAACAAACAAGGTAAAGAATATTATGTTTATTACGATTGTGATAAACACGATTATAGATGTGCGACAGGACATTGGAAAGCGAGGGCATAATGCCAATAGAAATTAAAGTTTTATTTATGTTTATAATTGTAATCTGTGTTCTTGAAATGGCGAGGGGCAGATGAGTTTTAATTGGTGCCATGGTCCGAATTGCCATACTCACAAAACACAATCAAGAGTGCGAGGTAGCAAAGGCAATAAAGTACTAAGAACAATGAAAGTAAAATACAGACAACCCAATGATAATTATTGGTTTAGACATTGGTGGAATTACTTTTGTAATCAATCTTGTTTAATGGAATTTGTTGAGAAGAATATACAAGGTATGCTTGCACTAGCGCCAAGACGAGAGCCACTAGAAACACCGATAGATGTGGTTGTAGAAACTGGAACAGATTGGAGTGGCAATCCATGTAAAACAAAAGTAATAAGGGCTATTGACAATGCTTGACTTATCCTATATTATCCAAGATATGACAGATAAAATAGAAACAATTAAATGGGACAGCAAAGAATATAAGATGCCATTCAAGGCAGATTATTTCAAACAGAAAGCAGATAAATTTAAAGAACTAATTATTGTTCGTAATAGATTTAGTAACCAACCAGCTTTATTGCCTTGGTTTGCTGTTGCTGTGTATGATGTAATCATGGGTAGTGAACAAGCTGAAGACTACGACACAATGCGTAAAGGCATTGCATGGTTTCAAGAATACTTTCCCAAACAATACATGGTCTTACTAGATTAACTCTCTCTCCCTGGCCCTACGGGCCAGGGATCCTAAACAAAAACCAAAAATCTTTTTATTATATATATCGATACCCGAACTTACAGCAAGGGGTCCCACTACTTCAGGTTATATTGCTTGATTTAGACAGTTATCCCTGGTAAAAACATTTTCATCACTTTAAGGGGTGCAAAAAATTTTTTAAAAATTTTTATGGAATTGAATAATATAGATATAAGTAAACTACCTGCAGACGTACGTAAAACTTTTAAACAACTAAAAATATTACATGCAGAAAAAAAGATACAGAGCAAAGCTAAAAATGACTTCTTGTCTTTTGTAAAATGCGTTTGGCCAGAATTTGTAGAGGGGTCCCATCACAGGCACATAGCAGAAAAATTTAATAAACTTGCTACCGGCGAAATAAATCGTTTGATAGTGAACATGCCGCCCAGACATACAAAATCAGAATTTGCATCTTATCTCTTGCCAGCATGGATGGTGGGCCGTGAACCAAGGCTCAAGATCATTCAAGCAACGCACACAGGAGAACTCGCCGTGAGGTTTGGTAGAAAAGCCAAGAACCTAATTGATAGTGAAGAATATTCAAAAGTTTTTAAAACAACTCTACAAGAAGATAGTAAAGCAGCTGGTCGTTGGGAAACGGCACAAGGAGGTGAATACTTCGCCGCCGGTGTTGGTGGAGCAATAACAGGTCGTGGTGCTGATCTTTTAATCATAGATGACCCGCACTCGGAGCAAGACGCAATGTCAGCAACAGCCATGGAGTCAGCTTACGAGTGGTATACATCAGGTCCACGTCAACGTTTACAGCCAGGAGCAAAGATAGTCTTGGTTATGACTAGATGGAGTACAAAAGATTTAACAGGAATGTTATTAAAAGCTCAAACAGAAGCAAAAGCTGATCAATGGGACGTGGTCGAATTCCCAGCAATCATGGACCACGAAACAAAGCCCAAACCAGTATGGCCTGAATATTGGAAGTTAGATGAATTAGAGAAAGTAAAAGCAACTCTACCGGTTGGTAAATGGAATGCACAATGGATGCAAAGACCAACTAGTGAAGAAGGAGCAATACTCAAACGAGAATGGTGGCGAACCTATAACAAAGAAGATATTCCGCCATTGTATCATGTCATACAATCTTACGATACCGCGTTTTTAAAAAAGGAGACAGCTGATTATAGTGCAATAACAACATGGGGTATATTCTATCCGTCAGAGGATGAAGGAGCTAATTTATTGCTTCTCGATGCTATAAAAGGACGATACGAGTTCCCTGAACTCCGGCGTTTAGCATTAGAGCAATATAAGTATTGGCAACCAGAATCTGTTATTGTAGAGGCAAAAGCTTCTGGTTTACCTTTAACTGCGGAACTTAGACAGATGGATATACCTGTTGTTAACTTTACACCCAGCAGAGGAAACGATAAGCATGCACGTGTAAATGCTGTTGCACCTTTGTTTGAATCTGGTATGATATGGGCTCCTGAGCAAAAATTTGCAGAGGAAGTTATCGAGGAGTGTGCAGCATTTCCATTTGGTGATCATGACGACCTAGTGGACTCGACAACACAAGCGATCATGCGTTTTAGACAGGGCGGTCTAATTAAACACCCAGAGGATTATATAGATGAACAGGCAGAAAAACCTAAAAGGAATTATTACTAATGGCAATTAGAGTAGGCATGAGCGTTGCAGAAGCGATAATGCAACTTACAAAAGGTTTCAAGAAAATGATGGGCCGTGATCCAAGCGGCTTGGAAAAAATAAAAATTCAACAAGAAGCAGTACGAAGAGTTGAGGACTTGAATAAAGTTGTCGACATGGAAGGTAAAGTTATTGATACATCAAAAGGTATCATGGGTGGTAAACAGATTCAAGATTCACCAGAGTTTGGTGCAAGAATTAAAGAAACT